TGAATTGTACTTATCTAGAAACTTTTCAATCTCTTCAAATACAACCCTTTCATTACGGTTTGCAAAATACTCTGGTTTTATAAACGGTAGGACTTTTCTTGTATAATCCTCATTATAAATTAAGTGTGTGAGAGTTGTTCTCTCAATTGTCTGTGTTGACATATTGTAGTGTTCCATCCTTCAATTGTTTATCCATTATATCATAAAGTACGTCACCAATCAAGTCAAAAAAATCATCATTAAAATGTTCTTTTGCTAATCCATTTGAATCCAATATTTGCCATTCAAATTCTAATCGTAACTTACCATCTTCTTCGTGTGGTGTAACCCTACCATACTTATAGACTACACCTTGATAGAAACCAGCTTCTTTAGTTAGACCGATACCTTGCCACTTAGCATCTTTATTCTGGACTAACTTGTACTTCTTCTCTATTTCCATACTTGAACTCTTTCTCTGCACATTTATCTAACTGTTCCATAATATCTTCAGTGAAAAACTTCTCTGGATTATTATTAATTGTCTTACCAAAAGTCTTAGAACCGTCTGGTAATTCAATACGAGTTGATACGTTTTTAAATATACCATATTTTAATGCTAAGTCAAGTAGTCCGTAGTATTTATCCAAACCTTTATCGTAAGTCAAACGAACATCAACCATCTTATTTTCAATAGTCAATCTTGACTTATGGTTTTTACAGTGAACAATGTTACCGATTACCTCAGTACCATCCTTCTCTTTTTTCTTGGATAGGTATATAATTGAAGAAGCTGCATACTTCAAACCAGAACCACCACCCATTTCTTTTTGTGGGAACATTGAACCCACAACATCATAGGTATGATTAGTAATCACCATAGGAACTTTAGCACGACCAAGTTTCAAAGTCAATACACGAAATGCAGCTTTGAGAACTTGAGCACGAGTCATATCCCTAGTTTCTTTACCATCAGCGGTATCTTCTACTTCTTTAGTTGTAGATAACATACCAAGTGAATCGAGACAAAGTAGAATAGGTTTTCTATCTGCTTCATTTTGTTCAAGATACTTTTCTAGTACTTTGAGTGATTGGGTTCTAAACTCTTGCACAGTAGTTACTGGAAACAATACCATACGATTGGGGTCAATACCTCTATCAATTACCATTTGTTTAGTAATCGCACTTTCACTTTCAAAGTAAATAACACCAGCATCTGGGTTTGCATCCAAAAAGTTTTTAACCATACCCATTACAAAAAATGTTTTACCAGTTGCCGATTCACCAGCAATACAAGTTACTTTATTACTTGGTAATCCACCACGAATAGAACCACTCAACAGTGCATTAAAAATATAAGAACCAGTGTCAATAAACGAATCTACATCTCCTGCTTCTACACCATCTGCAACCAAACCAGCATATTCATTACCAGCTTGTTTTACAATATCTTTCAAAAAATCCATTAAATATCATCCTCATCTCTGTTGTCAGAACGAAACTCATCAAAACCGCCAGGATATCTAGCAGAAAGTTTCGCTGTGTTAATATCTATAAGTTCTTCAATATCAGTATCAAGTGCAATACAAGCTTGTGCAAGATACCACAAAATATCCCCACATTCGCTCTTCAGATGAGTGACAACATCCTCATCCATTTCTTTACCTTGAAAGAAACACTTCTTTACAATATCATTAAATTCACCGACTTCACCAGATAGACCGATAGATGCAGTAAGTAACCTTGTTGGTTCTACACCTTGTTCTTCTACAATATCAACTGCATCACTAAAATCATCAATGTTCTTAGTTGCGTCACTGGATACTTCATCAACGAATTCTTGATAATCTTTTAATAAATTATCATCCATTTGTATCTCCTATTTTGTATAATATACATTATTTAGTTTTGAAAGTCAAGTCAAAAAGGGGAGCGAACTCCCCTTTCTGTTTTTAAGCGGCAGATTGCATAGATTTAAGTCTAGTATCTCTTGCGTTTTTAATCGCCTCTTTTACTTTCTTTTCAAGTTCAACTTGGTCTACCAAGATAAAGTCACTCCAGTTTTCTGACCCATGAGCTTGTGGGAAAAAACCATTTAGTATAAAGAATTTTATATCTTTACCATAAGTCATATATGCATCAACTCTTAGTTGAATGTATTCATTCAAGATAGAAACTCTTTGTTGTTCCAAAGTAGAACCTTTTGTTACTTGACCAGCAAATACATTTACATATGATTTGAAACCACTAGATGCATACTTTCTTCTAGCTCTGTGTTCAGTTCTGTAAAGACCACCAATTTTTGATGTATATCCAAAACTCTGTCTTGAAATATCCCATTTGCCGTCAATCTCAAACCAAACAGAAGCATAGTTTTTTCTCCAGTTTTTAATTTTTGCTTCAGTGTAATATGCATATTTTACTGGAGTTGCATTTGTTTCAAAGATACCAGCAGCAATCCTATCCAGAGATTCTTTCTTTCGGTATGGATATGTTTTTTTCAAGTTTGCGTAGATATCATCCTCGTTGTTAGGAATTCTACCCTCTTTCACTTGTCTAGATTTTATGTTGACAATATCTCTTTCTTGGTTGTTTTTCTTTGGTGCTTTGGGTTCATTCTCAGCACTTGCAATATCTTCTTGTTCAGTTTGATTTGCATCAATTAAGTTAAATGCCCAACCTTCTGCACCCAACTCTTGTTGAGATAGTGTTCTACCATAACCATACAATAGTTTATATGGTTGAGGTGAACCTTCTGGTTGTCGCACAACTGCACCAAGTTCTTCATTTACCAAAACACCGTTACTAAATGAATATTTCAAATCTTCGACATGAGATGCATCTTGACCGTCAGCTCGGGCAATGTTTCCAACTTCATCATCAATATTGATATCTTCAAATTTTATCCACTGTGCATCATGGATAACAATGTTTGGGGAAATGAATGTATAGTCTGGTTTTGGAAATAGTTTTATAATATCGGCGCTTCCATACGCCTCTTTTAAAGTAATCATAAAGATTCTCCTTTTTATGTGAGATGGAGCGTGAAACCAACATCCATTAGTCTCATATTTTTCACCATAACACTGGTTAACATACTCTTTCGAGCACTACTATATAGTACTACAAAATTATCGTAAAGTCAAGTCACTTTCGATTCTTTTTTTACACAATTTGTAATACTCTTCACTTATCTCGCTTCCAAGATAATTCCTATCAACCTCTAAGGCTGCAATCGCAGTAGTACCACTTCCCATAAATGGGTCATATACTACATCATTTTCATTTGTATGATTTTCTATCATCATACGACAAACTAGTGGACTCATACCATATTTGAAACCATCTACTATAGTTGACTTTTCATCCAATATTACATCCACCATATGTGGGTTTTTTAATTTAAATGGTTTCTTTGCGAAAGTAAGTATGTGCATATAGTTCATACGAAACATATTTACTTTATATGACTTAACCCATATATTAGTTTTTCTTAAAAACCAACCGTTCTTTTCAAATACATTAATTACCTTTATATGTTTTGGATATATTCTACCATCACCTTTTCTATCAGTGGTACAAATGGTCACTAAATTATTTGTAGGTTTTAATAGTGATACCCAACTATCTAAAAATTCTTCCCATTCATTTGTATGTGCTGGTATACCTAGTTCTGCATAATCTGGTGGAGATGTAAGTACATAATCATACTTAACATCTTTTTGCAAAGTGTCCAGACAACTTTCTAAATGTATCATGTGAAGAAACTTTCTAACGTACTTCTTTTGATATGTCTAAAAATATCTTTGTTCTTATCTTTACTGAAATACCAAATGTTCTCTATGTAAGTTCTATCCATAAACTCATCCATTGCAGCTTTGTCAAAGTTACCATCTTCGTCTTTGAACACAGATGCACCTTGTGGACGTTGCATAATTCTCATACCAACTTGACCCATAAAATTATCTTTTAACATATCGACAAGTTCATCACCAGAACGATATCGTTTACCTTTTATCTTTGGGTCTAGGATATTAATCATCATAACACCAGTGTCACTTAGTGAATTAAAAGTGTTTTGTGATACTGGAAGATAGAAGTTATCTCTCCAAGATTCGTATTCATTAAACTTGAACCACGATTGCAGCTCTTCTTTCTCACCACCTTCATTGTATCTTTCTGTAGAAAAATATGGTGGTGAAGTAAATGCACAATCTACATTATTAATCTCATCCCATGGCATATCTTCTGCACCACAATTATACATCTGCACAGTTTTCTTACCACCAGTAAGTTTGTCATAGAAGTCAATCATCTTCTGGTATCTTGCAAAGGTATTAGGATTTGGGTCACAACCAATATAGTGAGTTGCATTAGAAGCGTAGAACGCAGTAAGTCTATCACCCCAACCCATAGATGTATCTAATACAGTTTTTGCATCTGTCATATTATAGATTGTTTTCGCAACAATAGGTTTGAACTGTGTTGCAATATAAGTACCAAGTCTAAATGACATTGTATAAGTTTTTGGTTGTAGTGATTGACTATCGTTTACACCTCTCCAGATAGGCCCAAACGCACCCCAGATATTATCACCATCATTCCACCTTTGTACTGGAGATTTAAATCCATAAGAACCACAAGACATTCTTAGGTCATTCATAAAAGAGTCTGCACAATAATTAAAAGTAGAAGGCCCATCAATTACACCTAATCCATATTCATCATATGAATACTTGTAATCGTCATACTTTTCCATGACATTATTTGGTTGACTTAGATATTTTGTAAAGTCAGCTTTCTGTAACTTACGAAAGTTATCAACCACCTTTTCCATATTAAACTCTTTAAGTGGATATGGTGGTTTCTCTTTTGTAATAAACTCTGCAAGTGTTTTACGAAACTCTTCTTTACCATACTTCTCTGTAGTATCAAGAAATAATTCTTTGTGCATTACTGGAAGACCAGTATGGTCAACATTTCTTTTTAGTAAATCA